AACTGCATTTCCTGATACATTATTATCGGTTGCAACCGGTATGTAAGTTGTCGTGGTGAACTTAGTATTAGCCTGCGGATCTACAGTATACATGTACTTCCATACATAACCATCAGCGGTATTAAACGTGCTGTAGCTAGTTGTCAGTCTAGGTTCAACGGTTGATTTAGCACCGCGGTTATTACTAATGCACTTGTAGACCTGATACTGATCATTCATCACATAGAATTGCTTAGAGTATAGATCTCCATCATACTGATCGTATGCAGTATATGCAGTATTGGTAGTCCAATCATACCTAGGGATCAATGTGTATACGTCACTATTGGCCAATAGCTTACCAAATAGCATATCGGCGTATACAGTAAGTCCTATTTGCTCAACCGATCCGTTTGCCGCCGGCGGTGATGCTTCATTTGTCCATGGAGTGGCCTTACCTGCAAATACGTAGTAAGAATTCCTAGTGTCCTTTACATCTTGTATAAAAGAGTTAGCAAGGTCGATGTGATAATTGATAGTTAATTCTGCCATTGCTTTTGCTCTATTTCCTTACTTTAGGCCCAAGTGCGCTCAGGAGTTTCTGGATTACAACGCGTAAACTGTGAGAGCTGTTCAGGAGTTAGCTCTACTACAGCTCTCACATTAAAGTGCCAGCCTGGTATATTTTTGAGTGCCATATATTTATTACCTTCAGAATCAACGATCTCCTCATCAGACACTTTAGAGATGGTACCAATGACATCGATGTTGATTAGATGATTGGGAATTAACTCACCGTTAGCAGATTCAATGATACCGGCTAATGCAAGCTGTGTTAGCATTTGGGCCCTGTTTTTTGATTTAAAGCAGTAGTCATAATAATACATTAATAAGTTCCTCAAATTGGAAGTGCAGCAACAGCTGCTAGTAAAGCACTATCAGTAATTGCATACGGTAGAATTTGTACGGTTTTAATTTGACCAAACAGTGCCATAGAATCCGCTCCAGAGAATGATGTCCAACTTGATCCAATTCTTGCGGTAATTAAAGTTGGATCCGGTCTCCATGGTATAGTAATTACAGAACCTCCATTTACACACCCTCTAACTGTGGCTGTAGCCGAAGATACTACAAACCCAGCCCTAACAACTTGACCTCTAAAATCTGTACTAGACAACTCTGTTGAAGTAGCACCACTAACACTATTGCGTGCCGCAAGATTCATCCTACCTGATCCGACCAATCCTAGGGCGCCGGCGCTATTAAATTCATCGCGTCTTAAATTAATTAATGGTGCCGCTGTACTTGTAGGATATGTTGTAGGCATTAGTCCGGATACCAATACTGTACAATCACTATCGATGTTAATACCATAATTTGTCAAAGGAACGGTCAAAAGATCGGCATCTCTTGTACTTGCAGCCAATGTACCAATTGGCGGTAGTATTGGCGAGGATGGCATGCCGCCAAGTTCAAGTTGGGGCCACGCAAGATCATAAGTGAAATCATAGGTAACACCAACTACGCCTTCAAATCGCATTGTGTAGCGGGCATTATTGGTGCTTACTCCCGTGATCGTGCGGGTCGCAAACGCTCGAGACCAGCCGGCTTCCAGGGCTATGGCCGCCATGGTGATGGAACCGGTAGAGGTACCCGTGTATTCACGCACCTCTACCTGTAGATTGAATCCTGCCTGTGACCCGGATACAAGACGATGAAAGACGGATGATGTTACCTGTTGAGCTAGGGAACATGACACTTGGTACGAGCTGGTCAGCCGAGTGGTGACGCCAGTCGATGTACCGAATAGGCGCAAGCGGACAAACTGCAGTCCGTCAGCAACACCAGTCCCGATAACCTCCATCGCAAGGCCGCTGGGCGTGCCGCTGGACCCGCTAAGGCCCCAATTGGTTGGTCCGGACCCGCCTGATCCCAGAATCCCCGGGAACGTTCCCTCGCCACGGGGATTGCCGAATGAATTGGTTCTAGCACTTTCAAATAATAGTCCGCCATATGTAGCTATACCGGTATAGTTATATCTAGGTATATTTACTCCAGCCGTATCATACTGACTGACAATGTTAAGGAACGAAGCATTAGATGCACGTGTAAATGTTGCAGTATTAGCAACAAAGTTAGTATCGACAACCGTGTATATTATTGTGTTAGATTGAGATGAGCTGCTGTTTGAAAGTAGAGAAACATCATCAAACAGCAGCTCGGATGATCTATATCTACCAAATAATTTATGTCCAGCTGGATGTATTAGATCTTTTACAAGACCTTCATACGTATCTAGCATTCTCTTTACAACAACTTCGTATGAGTAGATCTGATAATAGTCACTATCCTGGATATTGATGATATCACTTAAGAATCCTCTTGAATTCTTCCAATAACCTAGGCCTCTACCATCTGAACTTACCACTGCTACGCCAGAAATAGTTACACCGGCATTATCACTAGTGATAATAACTTTTTCTCCGGGTACATATCCAAAGCCTGAGTCATAAACTTCGACTGCCGTAACAACACCTTGTTCACTACTCACCTTTGCATCAACAACTGCATTGTGTCCTTTTACACCGCCAGTATCATCAGCTATTTCCATTAATGCAACATCGGTTTCAATTATATCAACATACGGTGGACTTGAATAACCGGATCCTGGATTGATATTCTTTAGATACGCAATAGTACCAACTTCAAGATCGTAGATATCCAGGACTTCTTCTATCTTTCGGTCCAAGTTTGCCGGAGATGTTGAAGGGAATATCCAGTCAGTCAGACTTTCTTGTGAAGTAATGTTGGCATTAGATGTAGGATTGCCAATATCCACTACAGTAGCTGTAGGCACAAAGTACATGTGATCACCCAATGTATTGGCCACAATTGCTGAACTGTTTGCAGTAAATATTGAACCGTTTCCTATAACGGTTTCTTTCCCCAAGTAAGTATCAAGATTCAATTCACATAATGATGTATTTCCAATTAGTACAATACCTGGTACAAGATTGGCATTAGTCAAGTCCGATTCGGATCCGGTAACTTTTACTATCTTGCTGTCAGTAAAGTACACGTATAGATTTGCAATTCCAAGTGTACTATTTGAAAGCTTTTCATATAAGAGGGCGGTGTTAGGTGTTGTATAGGTTACTTGTAAAGTACCAGCATTTGCACTTGATCGTACTTGATTACCTACTGTAAACGCACCAGTTGGAGAGTTTATGTATATCCGAACTTGTGTCTCTATCTTTGTTGATACATATGAACTGATTTTATCAGTATTGATCCGTAAAATTTCTTTATCAACCAAACCACCGATATCAAAAGTAGCACCAGAGCCACCACCACCGAACGTATCCACAATAGTTGCCGTAGCGGTTCCATCACTGATGGTATCACCGGTGTTAAAACTCAGACCTGCGCTGAAGTTAATAAGAGTAAGATAACTAGAATTGGCAAATACCACATTGCCGTTTGCTGATGTTGCAGTACTATATGCATTGCTACCTACAGTAAAGCTACCTGTTGTATCAGATATTAATATATTAATTGTTGTAGCTACAGTTACAGTAGCATCTAGAGAATATCCAGAACCACCGTTAATGAGATTGAATTGTACCTTACCGTTTTCATTTCGTACTGCGGCTACTCTAGCCTTACCTTCAGAGCCAGAACCGGTTATACTAAGGATCTCACCTACACTGAATCCAGAACCTCCATTATCTACCGGGATGGCCGTCAACGATCCGATGATTATTGGAGCGCTATCAATCTGAATGACACCATCACATATAATTTTCTCTCCATATTCAAACTGACCTTGAACCGAGCTCAAGTATAGAATGTTTACGGTCTTACCAGTTATAACTTTTCTGGAATAAGTTTCAACAACTGCTCTTGAAGTTCTATCAGAGTTGGTTATTGTCTTCCCTGACAGCAAATAAAGATTTGGGTGCGATGTAATTTCGATATAGTGAGACTTGTACCACTCACCATCAGAAGGTCTTAGTAGATAATCCCCTGGTATAAAGACTTCAATATCTTCATTGAATAGTATTCTGAAGAGAAGCTCTATAGATCTTTTAGATCCTTTGGTTCTATACAGCTCAAGTATATGCTTAAGCAGTAATCTATTATCAGTTGCAATGCCCTTTGGTATAGCGGACATATATGTCTTTTTAAAATATTCAATGAACTCAGCTTCAGTTTTGTCTATATCAGAATACTCTAACAGAGACCTTGATCTATTCAAGGCCTTACCGGTGGACTCTAACCACTCATAGTATGCTCTGACAAATGCTACAAAATTCTTTCCATCAGCTCTATAAAAAGCAGGAAATTGTTGAGTTATGAAAGGTGAGATGTTCTTTTCTAATGTAGTCATGCCAATTAGGCCTTTCTCACTTTGACCGATATCCCTCTTGCAGTGTCTATAGTTATGATATCATTCAGTGCTGCACTGACATCTGACATAACCGGCTTTACAATCACTTCAAGTCCTAAAGAATCACCAAAGCTTGTTATTGTTACTGGATCCATAGTGACGATACCGGCCATATAATCTACGGTACCTGCCTTATTGTACGTAGCTGCTGTAGGGCTGGTTACATCGACCAAATATAAATCAGTCGATGTATTTGTCACGACGGTCTTTTCACCATCAAACTTTACATCAAGTGTATCATTATTTGGATTAAAGTCAACATATTGATAAATTCTGCCAACTGATGTAAACTTACTAGTTGTTATTGATCCGGGAACAATTGAGTTTCTAAATTCGAACAGTGGGTATGACTTCTTATTAAGTTCCGGCTGATAGAGCTTTCTGAGAGTAAGCTCAGTTTGATTTGTAACAATAGATGTATCCGCATCATTAATAGCAGTCTCAAGTCTGGAAAGACTAAGCTCTGAATTAAATTCAGACAATTGATTGGTATTGAAATTTTGTATGGCTACTTTTACAGCGGATTCAATATCCGAAGCTGACAAATTTGTAATATTAGCTTCATATTTTACGGTTGTATACACATTGACATATAGATAATTCGGATCAATAACCTTAGGTGTTACACCAAGTGCGGTTCGAACTTTCAAATATTGTTCTATGTCTATCTTTTCTACGTCCGATAGTAAGTTACCGGTAAATGTGGTAGGTACAATATAAACCGTACCATATCTTGGATAATCCGTTACTTGCTCACCACCATATACGTATACACTTTTTACAGTCTGAAACTCTTGTGTAATTAAAGTTTTAAAATCATTTATGGTTATTGCTCTATCTTGTGTCTGATATGCTCGAGGCGCTCGATATCTTATTTCTTCAATTGTTTCGGCTTCTGCTCCACTGTATCCTGTTTCAACTACAGTTATGGTTGGAGTTATACTTGAGCCGTAACCATTAACAGCACCTAGATTGTCTGACAAAGAAAAGTTAGTGGCTTTATTGCCGTTTGGTCCTGCTGTTACTCTATATGTTATTGCTATAGTGCTACTATCCGTAGGTCTAGAACCAAATGTCCCATCACCAAATACAATCTCGTATGTCTGATCTTCAGATGCTTGCACAAAGTAAGACTTGCTTGTAGAATCTAGCCCGATTAAGCTATTAGCCTTACTATACGTAGTCGGTACAACTGCGTTCGATTCAGTTACCGATACTTCAATGGAATCTGTATCTATAGATGCATTTGACAATATAAATCTTTGATTCTCTACGGCATAGTTCATGATGAAAGCATCAGTTGTTTGAGTGCCTTCATATACCGTAACATCATTAGCAGTAAATTTTCCGGCCGATGGATATAGCACTAGTGATTCAATAGTGACAAACTGAAATGTGCCTACAGAGTTCTTTCCTGAAAACCGAGTACCCTTGGGAATAGTAAATACTGTGAGGCCTGATTGTGGAAACTGTAAGTTCAACCTAGCCCTAGCAGACTTAGCCGATCTGGGTGTATAATTCAGTGACTTAGCTATAGATATAACAGAGTTCCGAAGCTGTGCGGAATCCAAGAACATCTCAGATGCTACCATGTTTAAGTAGAATACATTGAGATGTGTATTGTAAGTCAAGATGTCCAGAAGTACAGACATATTGGAACCGTCAAAGTCATAGTCAGAAAACTGAGCTTGACCGTTCAGGTATGTCTTTAACTGAGCCTTGAGGGTGTCAAAGTCCAGATTGACTAGACTTATGGAGTTATTGGCCATTATCGTACTCTTCTTAAGATGACATCAAGGCTTTGGGGTTGCATATTATTTATGATTGAAAACACGATGTTTACTGATATAGTATTGGTATCACTAGTTGGTATAACAGTCACGTTTATCAAATACACTCTAGGTTCGTTGGATTGAATTGTGGTTCTAATGCTTGTTTCTATATCGTCCGTTAAGAACCCATCATTAGGTTCAAATAATGATCTATTTACACTTGACCCTATATTCGGCTGAAAAGGTCTTTCACCGTAATTTGTAAGGACTA